CCTGCACCGAGGAGCACTGCATACACATGAGTCTTGTCTATGATGAAAGGTATCATACGCTTGTATGCACCTGTTTCAAGCTTCTTCTTCAAAGGCGGTCTCCGTGAGATTCCGCCCTGCCTGTGTACCTTCATGTTCAGAAGTTCGGCACAGGAGTTTCCGTATATGTCTGAATCAAGTCTTCCTGTCAGAAGCGGAGAAACCTCACCGAAAAGCCAGTTGTTTGTCAGTCTTCTCACTTCGGGTATCCTCCATTGTTCCAGTAGGATGTAGACTTGTCGATGTACTGGTTCTGTGCAGGATTCTGAAGCCTGAATGAAGTATCGTCCCTCTGCTTGAGGATGCCGAATGTCTGAGAGAAAAGAGCACTTGCCCTTGTAAGAGCAGTTCCTTCGGGGTCAAGGTGCTGTGCCATCTCCATAGCACACTTGTAGGCAACCATATATCCGAAGTCGGTAGGAAGGTTCTTCAGATCATCTGAAACATAATCCAGCACACAGCCGAGTTCGTTGCAGTATATCTTGTCACCTTTGATTGCATAGCCTATCTTCGGGTCTCCGTTGATATACCTTACCTTCAAAAAGTGCTCGGGAAGTGAATAGCCGAAGATGAAGTTCTTGAACATCGTATATACGTGATACTTACGTGTTCCGTTGTCATCAAATTCCTTGCCTCTGAACTTTACCTTTGACGGTGTGTACAGATCAACTGCAACAGGAGTATCGTTCTTCACATCGTCTTCCTCGTATTCCTCCGAATCAGTGATGAACGACCAGTCTGACATTGAAGCACAGATGACTTCAGCCAAAGGAAGCACCTGCTTGAACAGAATCACTTCCTTCTCGTTCTCGTCTTCCTCTATGTCCCTGATGAGTTCAAAAAAAGAAAGGGCGACATTCATCACGCCCTGCTCGTTGAGAATACCGTCTTCCACCACAGGCTCGGAAAGGTAATCATAACTTGTGTTGGTTGTGTTGTTCATGTCGTCCTCTCATTAAAAGGGCGGCCTGCATCAGATGCCCAAAGGAGAAGGGAAGAAACAGAAAACCCCGCTTTGATGCAGACCGCCCGTTGGTCTTAGTTCGGATTGCAGTGTATCAGAAGCTTACCTGCTGTGTAGGTGATGCTTGCTGTTCCTGCATACGGCACTGACAGCTCAACCCATGCATACTGCTTGGTCAGGCTTGCCATCAGGCTCTGGAAGTACGGTGTGTTGCACACGATTGCCTCGCCAGGCTTGACGTAAACAGTGTGGTCAGGTGTGAGACCTGAGAATGAGTTGTCGACATAAGCGGCAACTGCATCTGCATCAGCACTGAAGAAATCAAGCTTGATGACATGCGGATCAGCCTCGGGAGCAACACCAGTCGTACCGGCAACGAAACCACTTGAAGTAACAGAGATTCCTGTTGCGGAACCTGTGAAACCGAAGTTGTCCGAGTTGACAGTGATGTTGGCACTCTCGACTTTCTTGGTGATAGTAACAACTCCGGCAGCAGCCGAAGCAACCCAAGCCTTCAGTCCACCGAGAGCAGTCACGACTGCGGCGGCGATATCGGAAGGCGTATCATCCTCTGCGACTGTCACAGTAACACCATCCTCATCCTTGATTGCGATAGTGTATGAACCTGCGGCTGTTGCCTTGGTTCCTGTGAAGGTAAGTGTTGCCGTCTGCTTTGCACCCATCGGGGCAATAGACTCGATAACCTCAACGTCCAGAAGAGCCTTCTTGTGGAACATCTGCTTCGGAGCCTTGAAGTCAATCGGTTTGGTGTGTGTGGAATCGTTGTCACCAGTCACTTTGGACAGGTTTGCCTTTGCTCCGCAAGCTTCACCAAGGAAGAACTTGGTTGAAGAAGAGCTGATGGCTCCGAGGTCTGCAAGTGAGATAGGTGCGAAACCGAATGCATACTGCTGTTTGTAATCGTTATACATTGATTACCTCCTTAGACTGTACCCTTGAGGGTCACAGCGTTCTCGACTGTGAGAATCTGCGGGTCGGGTGAAATCACTGTTCCGTCATTCAGGATGAACGGAGCACCGACAAGACCATGCCTCTGTCCGATGTTGGACAGGTCGGTATCCGTGTAATGGACTCCAGGCTGTCCGTCGAGGTATCTTGCGAGCCTCATCTGTCTCAGAAGCTTGGGAGCACCATAGTACTTCACCTTTCCTGTGAATCCACGGTCGGTCATGATCTGCTCAATCAGAGCCATGTTCTCGACAAGTCTCTTGTACTCAGCCTTCATCTGATCGGCATTTGCATCATCGAACTGGATGTTTGCAAGTCTGATAAGGCCGAAGCGGTTGTGTACGTTGACTCCTGAGAACTTGTTGAAGGTGATGTAACCTTCCTTGAAGATTCTCTGTGCACCGGCATTGTCTCTCGGGTTGTAGATGACTGTGCCAGGCTCATAAATCTCAGTCTCGATACCGATGTTTCCTGCGTTCTGCGGATACAGCTTTGAAACTGCGTTCACATCCCACACGACTGCGTAGATGGATGCATACTTGCCAGCCACATAAGCAGATGTGTTGGTGTTGACTCTCTGGTTGTCGAGGACGAAGCAGAGATCGTCTTCCTTCATCTTTGCAAACGGGTTGTTTCCTGCATCGTAAGCAGACATGAACTCGTCATAGTCGCTCAGTTTGCGGGTGTAGTATGCAAATCCCTTCCACAGCTTCCTGTCGACAGCAGCATACTTGTGGTTGTTCGACAGTGCCTTGGAATTACCATAGACAGTGACGTATGCATCAGCACGGTTGATGCCCTCGATGGTAGCGGAAATGTCCTTCCTCTCCTTCTCTGCGACATCCTGAGCCTTTGCGTTCCTTCTCTGAATAGAGTTGAACTTGCATCCGTCTCCAACTCTTCCGAGTCTTGTCTCATACTCGACTGTGTGTCCGTTTCCGCTGAAGGCATCACCTTCATCAGATGCAAGACCGACTGCGGTCTCCTTGACGGACTCCTCGTCCCTCTTTCCTTCGTGGATCGTATCCTCGCTTGCGGGCATATAGGTAGCGTCAACGAGGATGTTTGTGACTGTCTCCATCTCCTTGACAATCTGCTGGGCATACCTGCCGTCGTCAGAATTATCAAAAGCATATTCAAGCGGAGCTCTCACGATTCTCTCAAATGGTTCTGCCATTTTCTACTCCTTAGAATTTTCTGTACTTCGTCACAAGGTCGGTGAAGGGATCACCTGAGCCCTTCTTATGCTCGACTCCTGTGTGTGCGACATCGAGATTGGCAGTTCCTCCGAGGTTCTTGCCTACGATCCTGACGAACTCGAATACGGCAGGGTTTGCCTTCATTTCTGAAATAGCCTTGCGGTAATCGCCTTCGGGAAGAAACTTCTCGATAGCCTTGCCGAAATCACTCTCGGCCTGTTCCCAATCGGCACCATACGAATCCTTGAGAGAATCAAGGGAGTACTTCTTCGGAAGATGCTTGGTAACTGCGTCTGCAATAGCCTTTGCATCCTCCTGTCCGACGTCAGCCTTGTTGAGTAGTCCGGCAACATCAGACAGTTCCTCTGAAATACCTTCGTATTTCTCAGGTGCTTTCCTCTGCGGATTCACTATCGACTCCATGACATCCTTCATGGACTGGAACTTCGAGAGTTTTTCGTTTCCCCAGTATTCCTTTCCGATTGACTTCTGCCATGAGGGATACTTCTCCGCATCCCAAGTTCTGTCTGCGGAAGACTCTGAGTTCACCGAACCGTTCTCAGGCGGGACGTTTACATCTTTGTCAGTCGTTTCCATCACTTTTCTCCTGTTTTCCGCTTGATATCCAGTACAGGATGGTCAAGCATCCAATGTATTACCTTCCGAATCTTGTCTTCCTGATTGAATCCAAGTTCGGTCAGTCTCTGTATTCCGTAGTTCCTCAATGGAACATCCTTCTCGGTGATCGGCTGGAACAGCTTGCAGTCAAGCATGAGGTTGAAAATCTCCAGCTCACCTTCATCAGTGCGGTAGAAATCACACTTACGCTCGATTCTCTCGATCTGTTCCTTCTTCAAAGCCTGATTCTCAAGTATCATCGTCACGCTCCGTACTGATTTGCACCGCCTGCATTGTTATAATTCGATGCCCCAGCGTTATTTCGGTTAATCTCACTCTGTTGGAGTTGCTGTTGCATCATCATCTGTTGCTGTTGCATCTGAGCAATCAGAGCCCTCTCCTCAAGAACCTTCTGCTTGTCTTTCAGAACCCTATGGTCTACTCCGAGACCCATTGCAATTCCCCTTGCCACTTCATCGAAGTCGTAGTTCTGTAAAGCATCGGGCTGTTGTATCTGCATTAAGCTGGCACACTGCTCAAGTAGTGCGATATTCGCATCCCTGTTCGTATAAGCACGAAGTTCCTGAGCGAGAGTGGACTCGATTGTGATCTTTATCTTTCCGTCTCCTGTGAGAATCGAGTAAGCTCCGTCCGGTAATCTTCCGTCCTCGCTCATGACGAGGATGGTGAGATTGACCAGTTTCTCCACGGAAGACTGGAAGTTTCCGAATACTGCCGCAAGGAGTGAAAGCTGTTCTGCCTTTACTGCATTGACCTGAGTTGCGGTATAGACCTTGCTCATCTCCTGCTGTGACAGATAGCTGAAGATGTCGTTGTTGAACATCTTCTGTATGGCTTTCTCCTGTCTTGACTGGAGCTCCATTGCACCTTCGACAGTCTGAGTGATCGGGAACGGCTTTACCTCAAGTTCAGGAGAAGCAACAACGTTCCTTGCTCCAGGATCATCACTGAATGTCTCAAGAGACTGCTGTACTCCCGAAACCGCAGGATGGTTCATCTTCTGAACAGAGAGCATTGTCTCGTACTCAAGACTGTCCATTCTGATAAGCGACTCCATGTTCCTCATGACAGGAGAAGTACCTATCGGGTTGTCTCCGTCTCTTTCCCATGAATCTATTGCGACAGGGAAGAAGTCTGAACCTTCCTCGCTTATGATCTGACTCGGGCCGGAATTTGCTCCTGTCGTGGTATCACCTGCAAGGTAGAGCCACACGACTGCGAAGTTCTTCTCCTTGGCGAATACGTTTCTCTTCCTTGAGTAGAACTTCTTCCTCGGATAGATGCAGAGCAAGAAGTCATACCAAGTCTCAAACGGATCGCCGTCAACGAGAATCTTCTTCATCCAGTCTGGAATTTTGTCACCGAACATCTCATAAGCCTGAGAAACGTTCATGTTTTTCTTATAGAAGAGAGTATCGAACTCACCGAACTGGTTTGTATCAACCCAATACTCCCAAGGAGTAAGTGTGGTATAGACAGTCTTTGCCTTTCTTTTCTTTTCCTTTTTGACTTCCTCTGAATCACCAGCCTCTTCTGTGTAGGAACTTCTTACCATGATTGCAGAACATGCACCGATGATACGATCCTTCACTGCGAGTTTGTGCTCAGGATAGAAATTGGTGGAGCCGAATTCCGACATCACCCTGTTTCTCAGAGAGCCCATGAAGTCATTTGCATTCTGGATATCGTCCTGAGGTGTAAGGTCGACTGATTCATAGGACATTCCGAGCCAGGGGATGTTCGGTGAGACGAGGTTGCCTACGAAGTAATTAACGAAGTCATCAACTGCGTTCTGCGGAACGTTTGAGTGCCTTTCGATATCAGGCACCGGAGAGTTGGAAAGTGAGGCAGATTTAGTCCTGTGATTCGTGATGGCCATAGCGAGCCACCGCTTTTCTTCATTCCGTCTACGGATGTTCTGAAGGTTGCGGTATCTTCTCAGAAGCTGTGCCACAAGATCGTCGTTCTTCATAGCGTCCCCTAAATACAGTGTATCTATTTGTTTT